ATAACCAGCAGCACCGATTATTACCTTATCCACTTCAAATATTGAAGCCATAAGTTCAGCGGTAACTACACCTTTTTGGACATATTTAATCCGTTCCAGAATATCGGGATGGTGTTTTAATTGGTCATAAACTTGTACACCTAATAATAATGTATTCGGATATCTGAATATCCTGCTGTGGATATCCTGCTTCCCGGTTTCAATATCACTAATAGGATCAGAGTTAGTATAATCTTCCCATTTCACGGCAATGGTAGCATGGTGAGTCATCCCTGCCCCAGTCAATAAATCGACTATTCTTTTTTCTTGAGCAAGTTCAATAATATCAGTTAAAAATTCTGTAGTATCTACTTCAAGATTTAGAGGTTTATCGGCATTGTTTTTTTCTCGATCATCTATCAAATCATTTAGAGCATGTTCCTCACACTGATAAGTCCCGGTGGTTACTTTCCAATCTACAGTCTTTGATTCAGTCTTAGGGGCTCTCAAAGTTTGAGGAATTCTAAATCTATCTGCTTTAGAATCATATTTATAATATTTATCACTTTCTTTTTTTACCGGCACAACCGGCAATAATTGCAATCCCACATATGCAGCATTGCTATATTTTTCAGAAATATTACTTAATATTGCGTCTGTATGCACATTCGCTAATTCTGGCATTTATTTTCAACTCCTTTCTTTTTAATATTAATATTTATTATGCATTGTAATACATGTGAGTTAGTAAAACTTCTACGATATCATTTTGAGCAGTAGCTGCTTCCAAATCTATTGCTCCAGCAAAATCCTTAGCAGTGGTAACCGGAGTACCAGCTCCACCAGCAATAGACTTTATAGGTACTGCTTCGTTAACTGCTGCATCCATTACTAATTTACTTGTTCCTAATACTCTTACCCTGGCAGCTTCGCCAACAGCAGGAGTATTTTGTAAAATACCAATAGACACTCCACCGGCACCGCAAACAATGGCAGTACCATCAGTATCGAGTGTAATGAAATGATATTGGGCTGCAGCAAGAGTTGCTGAACCACAAACTAAAGTTATATCTAAAGCTCCAACAGCTTGAGACATTACGATTCACATCCTTTCTTATTTTCAAATTTTTACATAACCAAAGATGACTGAAATGGTTTTATTAATTTATTATATTTCTTAAGATTTTCCTTTGCGGGTAATAACCTTAAATTTTCCAAAGCCCAACATCGTTGGAAATCATAATCCTCTGGTTTATTAAAGTTAAAAGCACTTATTGGAATAATATGGTCTATATGAAGTTCACCCCGTAAAAAATCGTTCCAACTATAATCCAATGGCATTGTCTTTAATAATCGTTTGATTAAATCATTTACTGTATAACCTACAAGGACTTCCCAGTGTTTATTGCTTTTTAATTCTTTCTCTATTTCCTTTGAAATTTTCCAGTTAAGATTAAATCTCAAATTTGTTCTATATCTATTTTTAAAATATTGAGAATTATTCTCTCTCCATCTTTTACAACATTTTTTTAATTTCTCAGGATTACGTTTTTGCCATCTTTTATTTATTTCTATTACTTTCTCAGGATTATCTTTTCGCCATTGTTTCTGTTGTTTTTTTCTTTTATCTTTATGTTCAATATAATATTGTTTATTATATTGTTTTGTATTAGACATATTGCTCCAATTCTATTATATTATTTTTTCTTAGATTCAGTTGAATCTAAAACTGCTAATACAGAATCGCGGTAAGACACATTAGGATTTTTCTCCATGTATTTCTGGACTTTCTTCTCTTCTGGAGTTAATTTTTCTTTACCCTCTTCTTCCTGTTCCTCTTCACCCTTGCTTAATTCAGCAAAAATGGAGTCAGAGAAATTAGGTTGAAGTTCGATAAATTTTTCCAGTAATTCCCGCTGTGAAAGTTTAGTCTCTTTGTCATCTACCGTAAACTTGATCTTCTTTTCATCAGAAGTGGACTCTACAAGAGCCATTAAAATATCTTTCTGTTTAGGTAGAAAACGAATGTCTTTTTCGGAGCAGTGATCATCAATAAAGGTTTTTATCTCGGCTTCTCTTTTTTCCTTAGAGATTTTGCCTAGCTTATCTTCTGCTTCTTTGGTCTTTTTCTCTTCGGCTTCAAACTTTTCTTTAAATCCCTTGGCCTCTTCCTTTTCCTTATCTGATGCTTCCTTCTCCTTCTCAATTTTCTCGTAATCTTCCACTGCGACAAATTTCTTACCTTCTACTTCAGTGATCTTAATTCCGTTTGGCATGATATATACCTTCCTTTCTTTGGATTTTTCTATATGTGATTGCCCCGGTCCAGGCCTCTCAACCCTTCTCATTTGGCCACCACATTCAGGACATTTTATTTCATTACAGTGTTTATCGCTGGTCATTTTATAACCACATTTAATACATTCACAATTATATTTTTCTACTTTTTGATATATAATTAAATTGGCATCCTCATTAAAATCATATAAGGCAGCAATATCTTTTAAATTGGTTACCGCCGGTAAATCAGCACCTAAAAAAGCTATGGCTGAGAGGACTTTATTGTATTTCTTTTTGGTGCTGGGCTCTGTGTAACCGGCCAAAATCTCACTTGATATCCTCTTATATGCCCCATTTTTAATTAATTGATATAAAACCTTAGGCACTTCCTTTATATCTACTAAAATTTTATCCCCTGCCCTCTTCAACTTTGTAATCCAGCCACCAGCAGGTAATCCTGTTCTCTGTAATAGCGCTTGTTTATCGTCATGACCCAGTTTTACTTTAGGTTTTAGTTTGTCAATTATTTCATTAGTGCCATTTACAATATCATTAAGGTCTTTATCGGTGATTTTATTACCCTTCCATACTCCAATACCAAAGACCTCAACATCTTTTAATTCATAAGTCTGGGAATAAGCTTCCCACATTGCCAATTCCAGAGTGCTTAAATTCCCCTGGGTTTCAGTTTTAACCCAGTTACCCTCTTTATCCTTTTTCCAACCTGCTTTTTTAAGACCGGCCCAGGCTGTGGCATTAGCTAAACCTTCCCTGTCGGCTCTATCTTTGTACTGCTCGTAAGCATTATTATAAATATCGATCCAGGTTTTCTGGGCATCAGCCGGTAAACCTTTTATCCCTTCCGGGATATCACTCGGATACTTGTAAGGCATATAACTCAACTCCTTTTACATTTATAAAATTTTTAGGCTTTATAGCCATAATTTTGGCCTTATCTCCTTTAGATATAGGAGTAAATTTCTCATATTTAGTTACCGGGACCAGAGTTCCCCTGCACTCATAATGATTGGGTGGTTTTACCCTGGCTAAATCAGGATCGCCCTTTTCAAATACCTGGCCATCCAACCGTTCGCATATCTCGGTAGTCCGATCATCCATAACAGAGGAATAGGCTACTGCCGGCACAAAATCCCCTACATCCGGATCGTTCATCATGGCCCAGCGCCCCTCATTATAGGCATCGCTAAAATTGGTTCTTACTACATTTTCAAGGTGCCAGGGAGTTAATTCTCTCCCGGTTTTTATCTCTATCGCAGTAGTCCCGATATATTCTTTAAAAAATCCATCCAATTGAAACATTATCTCTGAGGTAGTAGTCCCGCCTTTAAGACCGTTATATAAGATCGCCCTTGCTTCTTTTAAGACATCATCTCTTATCACTCCAGCAATCCAGAAGGATTTATTATTTAAATACTGCAGAGCCTTTTTAGGTGGCAACCCAGGGACTATATCAATAAATTTCATTTTACCCAGTTCGCTGTTTACTTCTTCCCGGCCATATTGCCATAAATCTCTTAGGTATTCCTGTATTTTATTCTTTAATTCTCCGACATAAGATAATTGTATTTTTTCAATCTGGGAAGCTGAATTAGTTTCAATGATCTTCTTTCTTAAGATATCTTTTTTAAGAGCTTCCTTCTGTTTATTTATAATCTTTATAAGTTCTTCTTTAGCTTCTGCTTCCCAATTATTTAAATTTTTAATTATCCTGGTAAAATCACATTTTTTTTCATACTGGTTAGTTTGCCTTTTTAACCCGGCTTGATAATCTTCTGCAAAGCCCCCGCCTTTAGGTTTGGGTTCAGGTAAAATTATCCCTTCTTCTTTGGCTGGGATCTTAAGGAATTCCCGGACCCACTCCTCTTCCGGATTAATCAGGCCACCGTCAACTAACATTTTAGCAATTTTAGCCTTTGCTTCCTGATCATCTTTTATAAGTGATTCAAATTTAAAATAAGGATATTTAGGATCTGGGAAATTAAAATCTATCAACCGCTTTATGATCTGTTCCCGGACTATGGTATCTTCAGTTTCGCCTCCTAAATAATCAAGTATGTAAATAAAGATATCAAAATGAGTTTTAGAAAGAGCCCAACTTCCTTTTTCCCCGGTATCCATTAAAAGAGTCCCCACCAGTAAAGCCCGGGAAATCATGACATTATTGGTGTCAAAGGCTGATTTATATCCTGCATCGCCTCTTCTAACAGCCTCTAAAAGTTCAGCTTCTAAACCTTTGGGCATTACTATTGCAGTATCGGTTTGAATGGTTTTTAATATGTCTAAATATTCATCCTGTTTATTCTTGGGAGTACCGGTTTCATAACGACCTATTACAGTGGGCTGGCCAAACTTTTCTAAAAAGATATTCCAGAATCTTTGTACAATATCATTAGAGAAATAATACCGGTAGGCTGCCCTAAAATCAGACTCACCATATAAGCTGTCCGCATCGTCATCATTGGGATTGTAGGCAAAGAGGATAAATTTATTGACAGGCAAGTGTGTATTATAACCTTCAATCAAGCCTTTTTCTTCAATATTGCCATGTTCATCACATTTAAACATATAATTTATAGCTTTCCGGACCTTGATATTATCAATCCCGATCATCCCTTTAAATTCTCCACTGGGAAGGACCTTATAATTAATTTCAGCCACTGAAAAACCGTCACGCATAGCATTCCAAATTTTGAGCAGGGTATTATTTACATTACCCTTCATTTCAGAAAAACAATGCTTAATAAATTCAGCCTGTTTTACTGCATCTGGATCGTCCTCATTTTCCGGCCTGATATCCCAAGGAGTAGATAATCGAGCATGCTTCTTTAACATAAATACAGCCTTAACCTGGCCATCTCTTCGTTGCATTTTCCTATATATTTCCAATCCTTTTTTTTCTACCAGGTCATCAGGATTGTAGATAGGAAGATCACCAATTCCCCAAATATCATTTTTAGAGCGGGATATTTCACCCATATCCGGTTTAGCTAATTTCTTTATGTTATCTTTAATATTTTGAAATATATTTTTAAAATCCATATATCTCCTTTAGAAATAAAAAAAAGAGAGCCAGTAAGAAGCTTTTAGGTTTCTCAAAACTGGCTCTCTAAAGTGGAGCTCTATAAACAATATTTATTTTTTTTCAGAATAGCACAAAATTATTTATTAGTCAAATCATTTTACTTTACATAACGCTAATTATAGGCTAACAATTACCAATCCTGGTTAGAAGTCGCCCTTTTCCCTGCACTTCTTCCTTCAATTATAAAACTATCCTCTAACATGTCAGGCATTAACTCATACACCAGCCAAACTAAAGCATCGAGACGATCTGGGGATTTATCCCCTGGCACCCACTCACAAAGTTGATCTTCTAAATCCGGGAAGTTCCCCACGTGGTGGATTTTATTTTGTTCATATAAGGCACTAACTGGTTCAGCTCTCACATATTTACCCCGGGAAGCCCTGACGCTCTTATATGAGATATTTGCTTCAATGGACCTTATAACATATTCAACCATATCACCGCCATTATTTACTTCTCCTACTATTCGATCCGCCAAAAGTTTATGATAAGCGGTTACCGCGGCATTGCCCCATTTATCCGGACTTCCCTTTATGGTGGCATCTTCTAAAATCCATACGTGCCTGTCCTCACTTAAACCGCCTCCAATTATCCCGGTTTCAGAGGACATAATATTGTCAGTAGCCTCTGGATCGATGGCAATTGCAATCCTGATTAATTTAGGCGCTTTATTTCTACGATTATTTTCAATAATCTTCCTGGTCCATAAAGCATTAGGGTTATCCTCTAAGATCTGTCCATGAATCTCTTGCCTCCCCAATCTTGTACCTTCATATTTTTTAATTACATAATCAAAATATCTTTGAGGTAGATTATCCTTATTCTCGTAAGTACTGCCAGTAATATCTATAGTATCGGGGTCATCTTTCAATTCTTTAATTATTGGAATAGGTCTGGGAGTAGTGGTAACTAAAATTCTTATATCCTCTCTATTTCTCAACCCAAATTGAAGATTATTCCATACCGCTTGAGGATGCTTGAATTTGGCCAGTTCATCTATCCAGGCAATATCATGACTTGGCCCCCTTACCTGGTCTGGCTCATCCCCTGAATAAATAGTCCCCACACAACCATTAGGCCAGGTTACTCTTCTTTTGGAAGATTCATATGTGGGCATAAAATCAGGTCTTGAAACTTTTAGTATTGAAGCAGGCCCCAACTCTACCATTATATCTCTGGCGTCTGCTTTAGTTTCTCCAATTAAAGCTATATGTTCAGCTCCCTTTTTAGCCTGACTTATAACATATTCTGAACCTGTCCGGGTCTTTCCCCAGCCCCTTCCGGTTCTGATCAGCCAGGTCAACCAGTCTCCGAGTGGCGGTAATTGTTTCGGCCTAGCCCAGACTTCCCAATCATATAAGATATCTTCGGCTTCTTCTTCGGTCAGGCTATTTAGTAATTTGTCTCTTTGCTCTTTTGGCAATAAGGCTATCGATTCTTTCAATGAGTTTCTTTTTGGCATCGATAATCTTTAATTCTCCTTCGACTTTTATATTATGTTTTTCAGAGGGATATATCCCCATCAACTTAGCTTCCTCTTTGGTTATTTCAAATACTAATCCTAAATCAGCGATATCAACCGTCTTTTTATTATCTCCTCTTCCTATGATAACTTTTTTATTATAGGCTTTATCTTTTAAATCCCTCAATTGAGATATATGATAGCCCATTCCCGCCCTTTTCAAATTCTTAAAATATTTTTGCCATTCTTTTTTTGCTGAATTAATATAATTATAGGCTTGCCGCTTTTCCAGACCCCAGTTTTTTGCAATGAATTGCAATATAAAACTCATCGGTTTTCTTCTTAATAATAAGCTAACCTGATATATCCTTTTTTGTTTTTCTACTTTGTCTATTTCAGTCCTTTTATTCATTTATCTCCAATTATCTTTTGAAATAAAAAAAGAGCTACCATTCAAAGAAGGTTTTAAACTTCTTAAAAAATGGCTCTCTTATTTGGAGCTCTACAATATTCTATTTTAATTA